CTCAAGAAGGGCCAGAGTCGTTCCGACCGGGGCTTGATTGGACATATCGGCGATTTTTAGGTCCGCCACTGAAGCAAACCGTCTTCCTTCCTCCACAATCGTTCCAAGGAGTTGGAAAAGGGTCTGGGAAGGCTCTTTGTAGGGCAGAGGAACGATGGAATCTTTAATTGTCACTCCCGTTACGTCCACATCTCTCCATTCGCCCGGTGCCACGGGGGTGTCGTCTCCCTTGACCCGGAGGTCTTTGGACTTAAATCCACCCGGCAGGTTGGAAAGGGTACCAGCGTCGACCAGTTGACGAAGGATCGAGGTGGCAGATTTGGCAAAACCACCGACTAGGTGGATCAAACCAAAGCCATAGAAGCCAAAACCGGGGATATAGGTGTAGTGCGTGAAGTGTAAACGCTTCTCTCTGGCTGGGTCTTCCTCTACATAATTCCTGCGGATAGCCAGAATCTCGCCCGTGGAGGCCATTGTGACCACATAAGGGAGGGCAATCCCGTCCTCGTCCTCAAAACCGGGCAAGTCGTAGTCGATATGGACCTCATAAATCAGGTATCTGTCGTCCTCGGTCCATGTAATTCCGGAGTCTTCGTCCTTCTTTTCCTGAAGTTCGTCAATTTCTTTCGGAGGATCTTGGACTTCAATGTCTCTATAAAATCCAGAGACCTGTAGTTTTCTCAACTGATTGGGGGTCTTACGCATCCGGTGCGTAATCCGGGGGGCTGAAATAAGATCCGAAGCGCCGTAGGGAACAATAATGTCCTCTGCGGGTACGAACATTGCCATCGGCCTTCCTAGAACAGGATCGAAGTAGACCTTCTTAAAGGCTGAACCTGCTATTGGCAGGGACCATAGAAGTCTTTCGTGCTCGGAGCGGTACTCGACCATCTTCTCCGTCAGTTCATAGTTCATGTCGTCCTGAACTCGGGAGGCGGCTTCTTCTTTTTCTCGGGTTATTTTTCCAATGATTTTGGTCTTTACCGGACCCGAAGCGGGAAAGGTTTCCAAAATCGTTTCGGCTTGGAACCGGACGACGGACTCAGAAAGAATCGGGTGAAACACGCCACAGGCGCCATCCCAAGGCTCTGTCCTGTCTTCAATCTTTAATCCCAGTAATTCCAGACCCTCTTTGTAGGTTCTCTCCCAGTCCTTTCTGGACGAGATATCGTTTTTGATCATATCCAGAATGTCAGAGGAAATGCCTTCTAAATCTGCTTCTGGGATGTCATCGGCTAGGTTGGCATCAAAGCCGGGTAGGGTGACTTCAACCTCAACGGTTGGATCTTCATCATTGATTTGTTCTATCTCAATCTCCAACTCGATAGCGTCCTGTGGGATGCCTTCGGGGAGTGTGTAGAGGGATTTTTCAATAGCCATTACTTGTCCTTAGTAGTAGGCGGCTTTCTTTGGTATGAACATCCGATCCTCTTCGTCCGTGTTTAAACGAATAAATCCACCCTGCCGGAATCTTAATAAAGCCTGACTTGTCGAGTCCACCAAGTCATCATGATCCCCGTTAGGGAAGGAGGCGATTTCTTCTACCAGTTCATCCGCCCATTTTGTTTCGGGCCTCCAGACCATTCCGGACGCAAACAAATCTGAAATGGCGTTTACACGGGCTATCTTATCCGAGCCTTTGTTCGGTGTGTACTCCGAAATAGGGATGCCCATCCTTCTCATTTCATAAATCAAAGGTGCCCCTGCGGCCTTTTTTTCAACCAAAAGGGTGTCTGGCTGCCAGTCTTTCCACATGTCGTAGGCCATTTTCTTAAGTTCTGGGAACTCCATTCTCTCTTTGAAGGCGTCCAGAACGACGATATTTGCTACCTCTATCCCATCGACATCCCGGTAAAAGATGCCCCAAGTCGTGCAAGCGGAGTAGTCCGCCCGGTTATTTTTTTCAAAGGCGGTGTCCCAAGACTGGATGATGTAGTCACACTGAGGAGGTCTGTCTCCGTCCCATATCTTCCATGCATCCCGCTTGATAATGGCGCTCTCTTCTGAGGTCGGGTTTTGTTGATACTGGGCCTCCCATTTACTGACCGGAAGTTCGACCTTGATTGCTTCCAATTCCTCTTGTTTCCAGAACTGGGGCCATAGAGGCTTTCCTGAAGGAAGCAAAGCAGGGAGTTCTATGACCTCCCATTCATCGGCCTCCCTCTTGATGGAGTTGTTCAAAATCTGACCAGTTAAGTCTCTCTTAGACCATCTAGTCATAACAATCACGATACTTCCCCCCGGTTGAAGTCGTTGGCGGGGACCGGAGGAATACCACTCATAGACCCTGTCATACACGGAAGGATTCCCAAGCATGGCCTCTTGTTCTGAGTGGGGGTCGTCAATAATTAAAACATCGGCACCTTTACCGGTTACGGCACCGCCGACACCGATAGCAAAATAGTCTCCACCTTTGTTCGTGTTCCACCTTCCAGCGGCCTTTGAATCTGCTGATAACTTGGTCTCAAAGATGGACTGGTAGTCAGGACTGCCAACAAGATTTCGGACCTTACGACCAAATCCAACCGCCAGTTCCGCTGTGTGTGCGGTCTGAATAATCTTCTTTTCCGGGTACATCCCTAGAAACCAAGATGGGAACAAATAAGAAGCAAACTCAGACTTGGTGTGCCGGGGAGGCATATTGATGATCAGCCTCTTTAGATCTCCAGAAGCAACCCTCTCAAAGGCATCCGCCATGATCTGATGGTGCCTTCCGGGTATAAAAGCCGCCCACATCTCCCTAACAAATGGAAGGAAGTTCTGCCGACAGCGTTCCTGCTTATCCCTCTTTAAAAGTCTCCAGACGTTCTCCACCTGCGGGGAATCGGGCGGAAGGGTATCGAGCAGTGCTAAATACTGCTTAATCTCCACCTTGGTCAGTAGATCACTCACCTGACAGTGATCGCCCGGAATTGCCTAGGTTCAATTCTCAACAATCCTTTCTTCTCCAGACTGTGAACAATCCGGTGAATATTGGACCTCGATTTCATCTCAAGCCCGACAGCAATCTCCTGAAGGGTCGGAGACCTCTTCTTCATCTCCCAGTAGATCCGTATGAACTCCAAGACCCTACTCTGCCTATCAGTCATATTCCTTCCTTAATCTTCATGCAGGTAGTTTAAACACGAACAAGCGTTCGTGCAACATCACTGTAAATAACTGTACGTTTATACAGTAGTCATTCTCCACAAAATATATACCCCCCCGGTCTTTGAAACAGAAAACATAAGGGGGGGGTCTGCTGGATGCGAACAATTGATGGGGGTGGAAAATTGGATGTGTGGATCAAAGTGTAGTGCGTGGCAGGTGCGTGACGGCGCAAACGGGGGGTGGGGGGTGGGTGGGGTCGCCACGACTCACTGCCTACGTTAGGCACTGCGTTTCTTGATTGGCTTGACGTTGTCGAGCAATGCAAGGTGCGACTTCAGTTCGTCCTTAAGCCGCTCTGTGCTTATCTCTTCGACCTTTTGCTCCACCTTGTCGGTGAACATGCCCACCGCTCTGCCCATCAACTCCAGTGCCTTGAGACGTGCTGAGACGTTGTGCTTTTCGTTCTCGTGGTGTTTAAACAATTCCTCCATGACGTGACGCCTTGTGGCTACAGCGTCCGCAATGATCATTTCTTTGGTGCGGTCAAAGACAGACCCTATTAGGGCGCTGATTCTTCCATCCTTCATTAATTTGTTCGCACCGCTTATCACCGACGCACTGTTGACTGTCTTGACGTCGTACGCTTTTCTGTATGCGACCTGTGGGCTATCGCCTTGGACTATGTAACTTGCGAATGCTCTTTGTTTTGCTGTCAGTCTTTTTTCTTTTTCTCTCTTCTCTCCGTACACTCTTCCCGTTGATGTTTTCTTTTCTTGCAGTTTTGCGATATTCATCCGCATCGCTTCGCTGGAGCCGCTTCCGGGCGAGGTGATAGCATCATCTTCGTCGAGTGCGATAGCACCACTGTCGAGGTCTTCGATCAACTTTTCTCTGTCCATTTCACTCCCTTTCGCTCTGTCAACACCACTCGGTTGCAACCCTGAGCAACCACTGTGCGTTTATACAGTCTTTGACCTGATTTGTCACACTCTGTTCGCTTTTTGCAACAAGCCGAACCGCTTCGCTGACAAGGCTTCCCGGTCAATTGT